CGCACAGTGGGATCCCAACTCATCTGCGGGATCAGCGGCGGCTCGGTGGCAGGAGGCTCAGGCGGAGGGTAGTCGTCGGGGATCAGGAGTTCGGCAGCGACCCGCTCCCCCACCTCGGCCATCCAGCCCTCCAGCCACGACATCGCGTACGGCGTGAACACGATCTTGACGTCCGGGCGGCGCATCATCGCCATCAGGTCGGTATCGACCTTGAGTTCCGCGTGGCCCTGCATGAAGCGCACGGTACGCCCAGGCGTGCTGGGCATCATGATGCTGCGCGCGGGCAGCACGTACGCGTCGGCGAGGGACTGCGGGTGGGTGATCATGCTTGCTCAGGAGGCACGAACCGCCGCACCGGTGGCAATGGCTGCTGCGGCACCAGGGTGCGGAAGCCGTGCTTGCTGGCAGTGTACAGGGCCTGCTCGCACGTCAGATCCTGGCCGTGCGAGACGCACGGCCAGCGCGTGTGGTTGACGTTGTTGTCCAACGTCATCAACCCGATGTGCTCAGGGTTTGCGTTCCTGACGATCATTCGTGACCGAACGCTAACGCATACCGGTCCCTGTACGCATCCGACGGGACCGACACGAAGCGTCCCTTACCCGCGCCTGCGGTCAGGTTCAGCGGCGTGCGCCCGTGAGCGTGGTCCTTTTCTTGCCCTGTGGTCGTGGTGCGCGTCCACGTCGCTCCGCAGCCGCCCTCCCTGCGGTCGGCGCTGAAGATCGACCAGTCGTGGTACTGCTCGACGCGCTCGCCGTGACCGGTCCCTTCGGACCGGTGCGCGGCGTCTACTTCGAGGCAGCCATCGGCGGGGCAAACATCGTAGTAGTCCCCGTCTTTGCTCACGACTGGCTGGACCCCACCTCACCCCGGAACAGCCAGGCGTTGCGCGTGCGGGAGTAGCCCTCGATGCCGTACCAGCCGAACGTCAGGAACCGACCGAGTCGGTCGAACGGACCCGTCACGACGGTTTCGCCGTACGGTCCGGTCCAGTCGGAACTGGCCTTGGTCACGCTGTTGGGGCCGAAGACAGGCACGGGGAACACACTGTTGGCGTTGTTCACGACGGCGCCAGAGGCATGCGCGAAGCGCAGCCCAGCCGCGTCGCCAGGACCGGGATCGAGCGCGAAGCCCGTGACCGTGGTGCCAGCCACGCCGGTAACCATGAACAACTCGTTCGAGTCACTCCACGTGTTGCCAGGCTCGGCGGCGTCCTGAATCGCCAGCCACTGGCCGATGGCGATGTTGGTGCCGAGCGCGACGCTGAGCGTGGTGTCACCGGGGTTGGCAGCCGACGCGAGCGTGGTCGCTACCGCGCTGGTGGCTGCAGCGCCTGCGCCCCAGAAGCCCTTGGCGTTGGCCGTCACGACCATGCGCAGGCCAGCCCAGTAGGCAAGCTCGCCGTTGAACAGGATCTCCGGGTGGGAGTACAGCGCCATCGTGCGCAGCCCGCCGTTGGTCGGATCCTGCATCAGGTCGTAGAAGACGAACGGGTGGATGGCCGTGCACACGGCACCGTCCTCGTACAGCGGCATCTTGGCCGAGCGCGCGGCGACCAGGCTGAGCAACTCGATGAACCTGATGGTCATCTGATCAGCGGTCTGCGTCTGCCCAGCGAACTGCACCCTGGCGTTGTGCTTGTTCTGGAACCATACCCGGGAGCCCTGCCCGAAGACGGCCCGCGCGATGTAGTCGTAGCTCTCTGCCAGGTTGTAGCCGTTGATGTACGCGGCCTGCTTGTACACGTCGGCGTACGCCGTGGCGACGAGGAACTTGGTGACCTCAATCGCGTTGCCGTACTCGCTGAGCGTGACGACGACCTCGGAGCCGCGCATCTGCTGCGGCGCCACGTCGATCAACTCGTCGAGCACAGTGGGGTTCGGCTGCAGTGATTCGATGATCGGGAAGTTCTGGCTGATGCCGCGCTGCCCGTTCATGATCGGGCCCTTCAGGTCGCAGAACTGGTCCCAGTACAGGACGCTCTGGCCCTGGATATAGAAGTCGGCGTCATACATCGCCTTGACTTCCGGGGCCAGGGCGACGGTGCCGGTCGTACCTTGTGGCATGGTCTAACCCTTCTTCTTCACTTTTTTGTTCTGGGAGGACCAGGGCTTACCCTTGCCCCTCCCCACCGGTGGTTTGCCGTAGCTGGGCTTGACCTGTGCCGACAGTGCCTGGGTTCCAGTCGTGCCTGGCATTACCCCATCGAATCCCGCAGTTGCTGCAGGCGTTGAATGTTGGCCTTGGGCCCGAGCTTCGAGCTGTACGTCTGAGCCGCGCTGCGCACGTCTGCCTCGCTGGCAGCTTTGGTGCGCCGTGACCCCGAAGCGGCGGGGCGCGCCGCGCTGGGTGCGTTCACGCCCAGCTTTTCACGCTCCTCTTGCCGGATGCGATCTCGCATCTGCTCCGAGGTCTCTGGTTTCTTGGCTGCCATAGTGCCTCCGTTCTGGCTGGCTGTGCGCGCCTGTGTCATCACTGCCCTGGTGAATGCGTCTTCTGTGTTCCAGTCGTCATCGGCGACCTGATCGAGATTGGGGCGAACGCCGTACGCGCGCTCGGCCTCGTCGACGATCTGCTTGACGCGCTGCTCCATGTAGGCCCGACGCTCGTCGTCGGTCGCACCACTGGAGGGTTGGGACACAGGTGGTTGGGCTGCCGGGGGGGTCGGTTGATACGCCGGTTGTGCCTGCGGCGCAGCGGTCCGTATCTCGGTGATCTGCCCCTGGAGTAATTCGATCTGGCGCTGCAGTCGATCAGCGGGGGGGAGGCGTTCCAGTTCAGCCTTGATCTGTGCCTGGCGTTGCTCGGCGTCGCGCTTGTCCCGCTCGCCCAGGTTGGCCGTCAGCAGCCTGGTGGCTGCCTCTAGCTCGGCGAGCTTGGTGGTTTGCGCGGCCAGCGCGTTCTGCGCTAGCTGTGCCTGGCGACGTGCTTCGGCGGCTTCGCGGCCCTGTTGGGTCAGGCGTCGCTGGATCTCTCGCTCTCGGGCTTCCGCTTCCGTCTCCGGCCCGGCGTCCTGCGCAGGGGGAGCTTGCCCTGCGGAGACTGATTCGTCGGGTGCGTTGTCGGCGGGCATTGTCATGGGATCAGCCGGGGTGCTTACCCTGTGCCACGGACGGGCCAGAGTAGCCCTTCTTGTTGGTCAGCCCCTCTTTGGTGCCGATCATCGAATCGGGCACGGGGCCTGCGGCGTAGCCGTCCTTCTTGAACTCGGCGTTGGTGCCGCTGCTCTTGCCGCTGACCTTCTGGTGCTTGGCGTTGATGGTGTCTGCCACGACATCTCCTCTCTACGTTGGGTGCGAGCCGACTTTACCCTGCCGCTCGGCGCGCATGCTGTCGCCCTTGGCCTCGCTGGGCCTGCTCTTGTCCCCCCAGCGTTGAAGGGGGACCGGCCCAGACTCGATCTTGAGTTGGCCCGTGTATTTCTTTGCCGGTGCGGCAAGGTCGCCGTTCGTTGCTGCCATCGCTAACCTCCTGCCGAGGATACCGCTTGCTGCGGATTGGGGTCTATGTCGCCCAGCACGTAGTGGTTGTTCTTGTAGGTGTTGATGTAGTTGATGTACCCCGCCAGCGAGGACGACCGGGACTCCATCTTGCCCGTCGGCCCGAGCGCGCTGTAGGTGATGGGCTTGCCGCCGCCCGCCTCGGGGATGCCGTACGTCCAGCGCTCTTCCGGGGTCAGTCCCGCCCACACCCGCATGGCGGTGTTGCGATTCTTTGCCTCGCGTGGATCGGGGTTATCGTGCCACATGTCGAGCGTGCCTGCCTGGTACTGCTCCCACTGCTTGTCGGTCAGGTTGGCGCCGTCCCCGAACCAGCGGTAGTAGTCGTCCTTATTGGGCGAGTTGAACACGCTCCGGTAGCGGTACGCCGTGGCACGCTGCTTGTCCTCGAACAGGCCGGTCAGTTCAGGGTCGACCTTGCCGTCCTTCATGTAGAAGCCCTTGCCGTCCTTCTGCACGAACTCGAACCGGTTGCGCGCCGCGCTGAGCTTCTTGTCGTATTCCTGCCACTCGGCGGGGCCGTCCTTCGGCGAGCCGTCGGCGTTCTGGTACGGGTAGTAGCGCGAGTCGGACAGCACGTCCAGCGCGCGCGAGCGGCTCAGCCCAGCAGGTGTGGTGTCGGCCATCGGCAGGTTACGCAGCTTGATGCGCTGCGCCAAATCCTTCGGATCCAGCCCCAACTCCTGCGCCGTGGCCATCACGTATTCCTGGCGCAACCTAGCGGCGGTACCCGGGTCGGTGATCGGCTGGTTGTTCTGGCTCAAGCCCTTGTCCTGCCAGCCCTGGACGATGTCGTCCAACTGCGACGAGGTGACTCCGGTCAGCGGCGGCGGGGTCTTATTGGGCAGATCGTACAGGTTGGCCTTGACGTAGTCCTGCATCACCGCAGGGTCGATGCCCCACGTCTTGGCGTAGTCCTCGGTCCACTGTGCGCGCAGGCCCTGCAGTTCCTTGCTCGATGTGGATCCTGGCGGGTTGTGGATGACGTCGCGCAGCGTGTCGCCCAGTCCAGACTCGGCGAACGATGCGCCCATACCCTGCCCGAAGTCGATGGGCTTCGGGCTCGTGCGCGTTAGCCGATCCACGGCGCTCGGGTCTTTATTCCACGCCTTGTTGAACAGGTCGGCGGGGTCGATGTCGGTACGTCCTGTCAGGTCGACCGGGTCGTTGCCGCCCGAGACGATGTCGTACGACAGCATCTCCTTGAGTTGCCGCTGTAGCTCGTCCTTCTCAGGACCGTCAGGCAGATTGCGCTTGTCGATCAGCCCCTGCAGATCCTTCTTCTGCGTGGGCCGCTGTGCGGCCAGCGCGGCGATCTGGTTGTTCCGGTCGCGCGGCGTCATGTCGCTGCCGTCGTCGTTCTTTTTGGCGCCCGACTGGATAGCCTCGATCTTCTGGTCGATGGCCTGGCTCTGCGCGCGCGAGTCGGCGCGCAGGTTGGCCCAGTCCTGCGTGTTCTTCTTGTTCTCGTTGACGAACTGGTCCTGCCACTGGAAGAACTTGGTCGTCTCGTCCTCGCGCTTGGTGCGCATACCGGTCGCCGCGCTGAAGAGCGCCACGGGCCACGGGTCGCCTTTGGCGACGTCCTTCAGACCCTCACCGGTACCCGTCGGCTGCATGTGGTTGGTGATCATCCACACGCGGTTGATGGCGCGCTGCACCTCGTTGTCGTCAGCCTGGTCGATGGGGCGCCCAGCGAAGTCGTAGTTGGCCCTGACCTCACCCGCCGTGCTGGCCAGCCAGCCTGCCCGCGAGGAGATGAAGCGACCCACCGAACCGGCTGGATCTGGCGGCGGGATCTGGCCCCACTTGCCAGCGACCTCGTCGTGCAGCGGCAGCTTGTTCAGGTCGTAGCCCGACGCCGTGTACGCGCCTGCGGTGGCCGCGCGGGCAGTCTCCTGCACAGGTTCGATCATGCTCCTGAACGGCCCCAGGATGTCCCAGTACGGCGTGTAGCTCTGACCCGTCTTGGGGTCGGTATGGTCCCAGCCCATCATGTCGTAGAACCGACCGGCGTTCACCTGCAGCGTGGCGTCTGGATCGTTCTGCCACGAGAACTGCCCGCCGAAAGCCAGGTTCATACCCTCCAGCACAACCGCGTGCTGGACCAGCGCATTGCTCCAGTATTTGCGCGCCATGTCGCCCTGCGGCGCGTCCTTGCCCCAGTTGAACAGTGCGTTGCCCGCCAGGCGCGCGAAGCCTTCCTGCCAGTCAGGCGCCAGCGCCGCCATGCTCGCCGCGTTCTGGACGGAGCGCGAGCGTGCGATGGCCAGCAGGTTCTGCCCGCCGAAGACGCTGTTGACAAAACTCGCCGCGTCGCGCCCGCCGAACTCCGGGGCGTACATCTCGTACGTGGTCAGCTTCAGGGCGGGGATCCAGCGGTCCCACATAGCATGCGAGAGGTGCTCGACCAGCGAGCGTCGCTCGGGGCTGAGCGCGTCCAGCTTGATCACTGGAGAGCCTGCGGCGCCGCTGATGATCCCCGTGGCCAGCGCGGTCTTGAGCGCGTCCTCGTTGGTCTCGCCCGAGTTGAGCGCGGTCTGGTAGCCCGCCACCGAGCCGATGCCCGCGTTCATTGCCGCCAGACCCCAGCGCTGCGGCAGGTTCAGGTTGTCCATCCGGTCGGCCACGACGTTGAGTGTCAGACCGTCCTTCTCGGCCTGCCGAGCAAGAGGCCCGTTGGTGGTCATGAACTGGCGGAAGCCGCCAGGGAATGTTGTCTGCCACATGATCTTGCCCAGGTTCACGGGCGCCTCAGCGCCCTGCGTGGCAAACGTCTGGCGCACCTCGTTGAGCAGGTGGAACGCCGAGCCCGACAGGGTGTTGTGCTTGAAGATGCTGTTGATGTTGCGCGACTGCCGCAGCAGCGCGCTGTCCCAGATGCTGTC